CAGAAGATGAGCGGCCAACAGCTCGCCATGTTGCTACGTCAAAACTCAGCCTTTACCTCTTACAATTTTAGTCTTTTTGTTGAAGAGGCCTACAATCAAAACCCGACTGTTTATCGCTGCATACAAGAATATGTTAGGGCTTGGAACTCATGCCCAATTGTGATTAAACGCGGTGAAGATGTTATCACTAATACAACACTATCGACTCTATTAAACAAGCCAAACGACACGCAAAACTGGCTTGAGTTTATGGAGCAAGCAATCATTTATTATTTGATTGCAGGTGAGTGTCCCGTGTGGGGTGATTCTGTTATCCCGACCCGTCCGCCAAAATCCCTTTACATTTTACGACCTGATTGGCTTACACCGTATTTAGAGCAAAACGGCATGGGCAAGGTGTCGTATTGGCAATACACAAGCGGAGACTTGACAACATCGAGCGCGACAATATACCCAAGTAATTTTGTATTGTGGAAAGCATTTAACCCGTTATGCCGTTATCGTGGTAGCAGTCCATTGTCACCATGCGCCTATGCTATTGACCAATTAAACGAGTACGCAAAAACGAATTACTCATTGCTCAAGAATGGTATGCAGCCGAGCGGCGCATTAAGTACCGAACAAGTGTTAACTGACGAGTCATTTGCTAGACTAAAAGAAGAATTTAACGAAACTTATCAAGGCAGCGACAACAACGGCAAGCCTTTAATGTTAGAGGGCGGCTTAAAGTGGCAACCGTTTAGTTTTAATTTAAGAGACGCGGAGTTTTTGGGCGGTAAAACATCGGCTAAAAAAGACATTTGTGAAGCGTTGGGTGTGCCGACTCAGTTATTAGGCATTGATGGTAGTCAAACTTATGCGAACTACGAACAAGCAAGGGCAAGTTTTTACGAAGATTCTGCAATCCCTTTGTTAGATTCATTTTTAGCTGTTTTATCGCAGTGGCTTGGCCTTAAAGTCGGACTACAACCGAATGATGTATTGTGTGTTGATATTGATGGTGTAGCAGCATTAGAGCCCAGACGTGCGGAGCGTAATCAGATATTAGATAAACTGCAATCTATCAGCACAAACGAAAAAAGAGCCGCGATGGGTTACGAGCCTAAAGATGGTGGCGATGAGATACTTATCAATAGTGGATTAGTGCCGTTAGACATGGCAGGTGCAGACATTCCGCCAATTAACCCGATGTTATAGCTATGACAAGAGCGCAAAAGCTAAAATATGCTAGAGCTGTTTTGATGACTCAAGACCGCATAGCATTGCGCTATCAAAGAATTGTTAGAAAAGAGCTAAAGCAAACGGCTCAAGAGTTATCACAATCTTATTTGACCAATGAGTCACGCGCTCAGTTTGTTGACGTACAAACACAACACGCTGAAAGAATGCGCGTTATTCTTGAAAACCTTTCGCTTGATGCGTCAAACGCTTTTAAGGTATTTACGCTTAAAGCAACCAAAAAAGCACCTCTTTTTGATAACTTTATTGAACAGCGTATTTTTGACATATTATCTAAAAATGCCAATGTTATATCTCAGACAATCGCAGCAAATACGATAGCTATAGCGAGCGCGGCCATTGCTCAAACAATGACAACAGCAACACGAGACGCTGTTAAGTCAGAGCCTATAAACGTGGCCAGAGCGATTGTTAGGGCGACAGGTGGCGCAGCATCGGTTAGCAGAGCGATGACGATAGCACGAACAGAAACACACAAGGCGGCAAATACATCACAATACACGCGGGCAGAATGGGCAGCACAAGATGAAGGGCTAGATGTTGTTGTTGAGTGGATAAGCACAAACGACAGCCGAGTGAGAGACGCTCACAAAAACGCAGACGGGCAAAAGCGCGATATTGGCCAACCATTTAATGTTAATGGTGAGATGATGATGCACCCAAGCGACCCAAAAGCAAGTGCTGCTAATGTTATCAATTGCAGATGTGTTTTAGGTTACGACACACAATAAAAAACCCCAAACGGCGAAGCATGGGGCTAGTAACGGCACGATAAAACAGAGGAAAACCGCACAGTCGCACATAATATATCACAGTTTTGGAGCGATGCGATGCGTTTAAACTATACAAAAGCATTAAGTTTAGTTGATGATAACTTTGATGCACAGAATGAGGGAATGTTCACGGGTTACGCGGCAGTGACAGGTAACGTGGACTTAGGCAATGACATTATTTTGAAAGGTGCTTTTCAAGACTCACTAGCTAAAACAGACCCGTCAAAAGTAAGGGTGTTATGGCAGCACGATTGGAACAACCCTATCGGCAAAACATTCTCAATGCAAGAAGATGACAAAGGTTTGCGCGTTGATGGTGAATTGTTGCTTGATATTGAGCGCGCACGAGATACGCGCACACTCATTAAAAACAATGCTATTGATGGTTTGAGTATTGGATTTACGATTGATGATTTTAGTTATGATAACAATACGCGAGTCATTAAAAAACTAACGGTACATGAATATAGTTTTGTGACTTTTGCTATGAATCCGCAAGCTATTGTCAATGATATAAAATCGTGTAAACTAGAAAGCGTTAGAGATTGTGAGCATTACCTGCGCGATGTTTGTATGTTGTCACGTTCTGAGGCTAAAACACTAATTAGCAAGATTAAGGCTAGTCGAGACGATGAGCCGAACTTTGATAATTTAGCAGCTTCACTATTGAAACTTAATCAAACATTACGAGGTCAAAAATGACTACTGAAATCGAAATCAAAAAGCTAATGGACGACACTTTGTCGGCTGTTGAGCAATCTCGCAAGAGCCAAGATGAAGCCATTGCCGAAGTTAAAAAGCATGGCCAAGTTTTAGCATCTACTCAAGAAAAGCAAGCTAAAATCGAAACCGACATTGCTGGCATGATTGAAGCAATTCAAGAAGTCAAAAAGTCGCAGCTTGCACAAGCCGAAGCTAAACAAGGCATTAGCACATTAGAGCTAGAAGCCAAAAACGCTTTATTCAAAATGATGCGCGGTCATCGTTTAGATGATGCAGAGCAAAAAGCCCTTAGTACCATTACTAATCCTGATGGTGGCTACTTAACCAGTGCCGACATGACTGGTCGTATTATTTCGCGTGTGCGTGATATGTCTCCGATGCGTCAATATGCCAATGTTAAAACTATTGGTAAAGGCCGCTTAGAAGGCGTGGTAAATAATGGCCGTAATGCTGCATCGTGGGGCTATCAAGGTCAATCTGTATCTAATACCGCCACCAAGCAGTTTGGTAAATATCAGATTGATGTTAAAGACTTGATTGCTTATCCGTCTGCTACTACTCAAATGATTGAAGATGCCGATTTAGATATTGAATCTTTGGTTATTGACGATTCGTCTATGGCATTTGCCGAATCCGAAGGCAGTGCATTCTTAAACGGTGATGGTATTTTAGAGCCACGCGGCTTAATGACTGTTGCCACAGCATACACAGGCGACAATACCCGCGCTTGGGGTACTGTGCAGAAGTTTAAGACAGGTGTTAATGGTGCGTTTGCCGCAACTCCGAATGGCGGTGATGTATTCATTGAAGCGGCCATGTCCTTACGTGGTGTTTATCGCACTGGTGCAATTTGGGGTATGAATCGCTTCACTTTTGCAGCAGCGATGAAGTTAAAAGACTCTGACGGTAATTACATTTGGCAGCCAAGTTGGAATTTGCAAGATGCGCCATTTGGCACAATTTGCGGTATCCGTGTTGCGCCTGATTTTGACCACATGGACGACATTGCAAACTCTAGTTTGTCGATGTTTGTTGGTAACTTGAATCAGGCTTATCAAATTGTTGACCGCCGCGGTATTAACGTGATTCGTGACAACATCACAGCTCCGACCTTTGTTAAGTGGTACTTTAGCAAGCGTACAGGTGGCGATGTGGTGAACTCTGAAGCCGTCCGCTTCGTAGAATTTAAGGCTTAATCGGGAGTACACAAGATGAGCGTTACTAAAGACTTACACAGTCAGATTGTTGTTGGTACTGCTATTGCTTTGACAGCAGTGGCAAATGGCGAAG